CTACTTGAAAGATGAGCACAAAGAGCGACGGTCTATTGCTGGCGCTAGTATTCAGAATCAAGCAAGCACAAGTCAGCGTAATAATGTGGCATTTCCTGACCATATTAAACGCGTACTTGATTTATATAAGAATTTTTAGTGAGTACCTCTGCATTTAGAAAAAGAGTTTCAAAAGAACTTATTAAAAACTTTTCTAGAAAAAGTGAAAAAACCGTAGGAGAAGCAGCACGAATTCTTTTACAATCTGCAGAAGTCAGCCAATGTATAGTTTTAAAAAATAAAGAAACACAAGCAGTACAAAAAGGTTTTGAAGCAGGAATTGGCAGAAAATTAAGTAAGGAAGAGGGAGTAAATTACAGAAGAGAGTATAAAAAATTTATTAAAATTAGCTCTAAACCTTTTCCGAATGAAAAAAATACTCAAACCAAACTCTTTATGCAGTTGGTGAAAAATAATAAGTTAATTTTTGGTAGAAGTATTTTTTATATGGGGATTACTTTTGATCAAATTAAAGAAAAAACCCACAAATTTAATGAAAAGTACATAGAAACTTTAGAAAATGTTGAAAGCTATGATAGAGATAAGTATGGGGCAACTACTCATTTAGATCATGGAGCAGATGGAAATCCTTCAGGCTTAGTAGGAGCAGTTTTTGGAGCTTTTTCAGTAAAAGAAAAAAGTAAGTCTAAAAAAATTCCAAAAAACTTTAAAAATGTTTTTTCAGCAAATTTAGAATATGTTTTAGCTACATCCTTAAATGACTTAACTAAAGGTGAAAGAGGAAAAGTTCGTGCAGATATTATGAAACTTGTTATATCTGCGGAACAAATTATTTCTTCTGGAGGAAATTTAACAGCAGGAATTTCAATGCTATTAACTCCTGTATTAGCTAAAATAAATATTAAAAGAGGCTCAACCGAAGAAAAACAGCTCCAAGAAGCATTTTTATCAGCTTTTGAAATGACTTTTAGGGGTATAGACTACGAAAATTTAGAAGGATCTAGTACTCTTTTAGAAAAAATTGAAAGTACAATTATTCACGATAGTGTTTTAAAGCCTTTAAAAAGTAAAAATATAAGAACGAATATACAAACCAAAAAAGTAAAACCTAAAAGTAAAACCAAAGTAGAAGAAAAACAGCGAAAAGGTAAAGGCAGCATTGTTGGAAAAACTGCAGTCAGAGGAGCTTTAGCAACAGCACCTTCTTCTAAACCCTCCGGCAAAGCGAAAGAAGCTAGATCAATGTTTTCGGTAATGGCAATGATTAATCAAAAATTACCGCAAACAGTTAAAGAAAATATGAAAACACCTGGGCTTGAAAATAGAACGGGAAGATTTGCAAATAGCGTTAGGCTTACAGATGTTTCAAGTACTCAGAAAGGTTTTCCTAGTTTTGGTTACACATATCAGAAAGACCCTTATCAAGTTTTTGAAATGGGCAGGGGAAGATCTGGGTGGGCAACCCCCGAAAGAGATCCTCGAAAAGTTATTGATCTATCAATACGAGAAATAGCAGCGCAGTTAGCATTAGGAAGATTTTATACTAGGAGAGTATAGTGGCGGAAAAAGCAGCACATAGACAGTATACAAGCCGCCGAGCTGCTATTACTAAAGGATTAGCAGATAAAATAGCAACAATTGATGGTAGAGGAATTTATCATACGGCAATCGCAGAAGTTAGTCCAAGACTAAAATTTTGGGATGAGGTTGAAGAGTTTCCTGCAGTACATTTAAATGCGGGATCAGAAACCAGAGAGTACCAAGGCGGACAATACAAAGATAGATTTTTAAATATTACAATTCGATGTTATGTAAATCAAGAAGATGCAGTAGATGCTCTTGACGAATTACTTGAAGACGTTGAAACTGTTTTAGAAGAGAATAGTAGATTCGTGTACTACGACAGAATGGGTCTGGAGCAGTACACTCAACAAATCACAGTCATTAGTATTGATACTGATGAAGGTGTGTTAGAACCTTTAGGGGTTGGAGAAATTCTAATAGAGGTTCGATACTAGAAAATGCTGGCACGAACAAAAGTTCACGTCCATGCCTTTTCAAGACATAGGAGATAATCTATGGCAGATAAACTTTATTTTAGTCGCGACGCGAAACTGTATGTCGAACTAACAAGTAATGCGGGCGAATTCCAAGGTCTTTGGGAAGTTCCTGTACTTGATGGCTTCAGTTTTTCGCAGAGCACAAATCAAACCGAGATTGGTTTGACCGAAATGGAAAGTACTGCAGGTATTAGCCGACGCGGTCGACGTCTGTTTACAGACTCTTTGGCTCCTGCCGAATGGTCTTTTAGCACTTATATTAGACCTACAAAGAAAAATACTTCCGAGCATCACTTAGTAGACGAAGTGTTATGGGCAGCCATGGCAGGTGCAGATATTCATGCAGGTACAGGAGGCTCTGAGTTTGGCGATTTTTCTAGAAATAGTACAGATAAAGTTACATCTAATGGTACTGTTCTTGATGTAACTGGCGGTAGTTTGCCTTCTGGGGGTACTGGAGGTCTTCTCTCTTTTGACGAGTCAAATCGTTCAACTCTTCCAAAGTTAACTCTTTATTTTGTGTTTGAGACAGATACTACTAATCCAATGGTGTATAAGCTTTCTAATGCAATTGTAAATGAGTGCTCAATTGATTTTGATATTGATGGTATTGCAACAGCAAACTGGTCAGGTTTTGCAAAGGAAGTAAATGATCTACAATCAGAAGGGAAAGTAAATGCTGGCGCAACGGCTCCATTATTATCAACTTACGATGTATGGCTAGACTCTGGCAATGACTTTGTAATGAACTTGGATGTAGATGCCGGTTCCATTAATATTACGGGTGTAAGTAATGCTGCAGATGCTTCAATTACTACCGCAACTCCTCATGGGTTGTCCGTAGGTGACAGTGTAGTTATTGCTGGAGTTGTTGGAGACGGTACAGGAGATGACGCTCTTGAAACAACTATTAATGCAACTCATACCGTTAAAGCAGTTACAAGTACAACGGTATTTACGGTAGAGGCGGACACTTCTGCAAATGACGCATACGCTAGTGGTGGTACTATTAATGCTGCTGCTAACTGGAGAACTGCTTATAATACAGGCGTAACGTCTACAACCAACTTTATTCGTAACCGTTTGACTCAGCTTGAAGTTCGCGGTCAAAATCCAGATGTAATGGAAGGAAAGCGAATAAAAATAAGTACTATTACGACTGCGGGAACGGGAGTTGCAACTACCGCAGCTGCTCACGGTCTAAAAGTTGGAGATAAAATTAAAATCTCAGGCGTAGCAGGACTTACAAATGCAAGTAGCTGGAATACTACGCTTTTTGTTGTGAGCGTGCCGAGCACTACAAGCTTTACAGCTTCGGCAACTGCAACTGGCGCTGCGCTAGCGGGTACAGGTACTTACACTGCTAATTCCGGAGTTGTAGATACAGGTATTTATAGCTTTACGCTTACAGGTGGAAACGTAACAATTTCAAATAATGTTACTTATCTTGTGCCGGAAGAACTGGGTACTATTAACAAGCCAATCGAAGGTGTAACGGGTTCGCGAGCAGTTGGAGGAAACTTTACTTGTTATCTTGTATTTGACAATGATTCTACAGTTAATGGTAATACTGGATCTTCTTCTGATTTCTTTGCAGATCTCGTTGCTCCAACTAAAGGTTTGACAAAAGTTGTAAACGATTTTAATGTTACCTTTAAGGTCGGAGGAGTTGTTGCAGGTGAACCACGAATTCATCTTAACTTTCCTCAAGTACACATTGACGTACCTTCGCACAGTATTGAAGATGTTATCTCTCTTGAAACAAACTTTGGTGCATACACCGAAAACTTTGATACAGTTGATGAGTTTAATCTCGAAATATTTGGAGTATAATAATAATATTACACTGACTAAACCCGCTTCGGCGGGTTTTTTCTTTCCAGGTGTTAAAAATATTTCTTGACTTTTTTCCTGTCCTTCGATATAATATGTGGTATAAATCAACAATAACCCTTTAAGGAACAACTATGACGGATAAAAAAGAGCCTATCTCTCTCGCGAGTCTTATGACTCCGAGTAAAACGGTAACAATCGACTTTCCTGGATACAAAGGAATGTCAGTAGATTTGTGTTATCTAGCAAGAGAGGAATTAATTAAGTTAAGAAAAAAGTGTGTTACTACAAAATTTAATAGAAAGACTCGTCAGCCCGAAGAAGAGCTTGATGAAGAAAAGTTTCTTACAGAATATTGTGATGCAGTTATTAAAGGATGGAAAGGACTTAAATTTCGATACCTAGAAGAGCTTCTTTTGGTTGATATTTCTGAACTTGATCCTGATGATCAACTGCCTTTTACCCAAGAAAATGCAGAACTTCTTATGAAGAACGCAAACGATTTTGATACTTGGGTTACTGAAACAGTAGGTGATCTTGAAAATTTTACCAGCAACAAGTAGTCGAATTAAAAAAACTACTTGAACGCTACGTAAGAGAAAGCTCGCAAATAGACGTAGATAAATATCTGCGTATGTGCGAGCAGCTAGGACAAGAACCAGACCCAGCAAAAATGCCGCTCGATTCTTCTGAATTTCCAGAAGAGATTCAAGTGGCATTTTTTATATTTAGCTTTTTATCTGATAGATGGGATGGAATGTCGGGAACATATTTAGGCAAAGACTGGTCTCAGTGTAATCAACTTTTTGAACTATACGAAGTTGAAAATAAAAAAGAAACTTTATTTTTTATGAAAGTATATGAAAATATTATAGTTTCACACAAAGCAGAAGAAGCAGAGAAAAAACGTAAAGCAGAGGAGCGAAAAGCTAAGTCTGCAGGGGGTGGAAAACAGTATACCCATAACGTGCGTGGCTAATGGCAAAAAATAAGGTTTATATTGACGTAGTTGTAGATGATAAAGGTACTACAAAACGTGTAGCCGTAAATGCAAAAAAACTCGGATTAGCACTGGAAGAAACCAGTAAATCTGCTCGTACCGCTGATCGAAATCTGAAAGGTGCATCTCAGCAGTCTGCTAATGGAACCAAAAACTTTTCAAAAATGGCACAAGGTATCTCAGGTACTCTTGTTCCTGCATATGCTGTTCTTGCATCAAATATCTTTGCTCTTACTGCCGCTTTTGCTTTTTTAGAACGAGCAGCGGATTTTAGAGTACTACAAGATGCTCAAGTTGCATTTTCTTCCGCGACAGGAAAAGGATACATAACTTTATCTAGGTCAATTCAGGCAGCGGCCGATGGGCTTATTGGCTATCAAAAAGCTTCTCAAATTGCTGCGATTGGTTCTGCTTCTGGCCTTTCTGGAAAACAACTTCAAGACTTGACAAGAGGTGCAACTGACGCTGCCTTAGTATTAGGAAGAAATGTTCCTGATGCTATAGATCGAGTTATACGAGGTGTTACAAAAGCAGAGCCAGAACTTCTTGATGAATTAGGTGTTATTCTTCGTTTAAAAGATGCCACAGAAGCATATGCTCAAGCAACGGGACAATCTGTTAACGATTTAAGTGCCTTTGAAAGAAGTCAAGCGGTGGCCGCAGATGTATTAGGACAGTTAGAAAAGAAATACAGCTCTGTAACTAAAGAAATTGAGTTACAAGCAAATAAAATTACTAAACTTAAAACAGCGTTTGAAAAAGTTTTTATCCCTGTTCAAAAGACAGTTGCCGCCGCAAGCGAAACTTTAGCAGGATTTTTAACAAATAATATTCCCTCCTTAACAGCGGCGTTAACCTTGGTAGCTGTACCTATTCTTAGAGCAATTATTCCTGCAACAGAAGCTTGGACAGAAAATACAAGAGAAGCTACAAAAGCAATAAAAACGGATATAGGAAATGCAGGAAAAGCTATAGATGATCTTTCTGACAGACAAAAGGCTTTAAAAGATAGTTCAAAAAGTTTAGTAACTGCTGTTGCAGGGCAACTTGAAGGAAAAGAAACTAAAAGTAAAGGAGTCGCGGCAATCCGAGAAGGAAAAACTCCTACTAAAACTCAACTACGCGCTTTAATTCGTGAAGCAGAAAAAGGTCGTGGAGTTGTTAAAGGCATGTCCGAAGGCATGAAAAGAGATTATATAAACAATCTCAAATTAATGCTTTCAGAAACAACATCTTTTGCTACAAGTACTAAGGCCCAAATACAGGGTATAGGACTGCAATTTAAAAAAGTTGGCCTTGAAATAGTAAGAGGCTGGAAGTTTGCAATGTTGCAGGTTCAAAGAGCAACTCAAGTAATGGCAAGTACAGTTGATAAAGCAGTAAAAGTAATCAGTATAGTTGGGTTTCTTTTACTAATTAAAGATGCTTTAGTAGCTATAGGTGAAGCTTTTGGATTTATAGGACAATCAAAAGCAATAAAAGATTTAGCAGATGAGTTAAGATCTGCAGAAGGCTCTTTAGAGGATTTAGCTAAAGAGTTTAGTAAGTTCGATCAGATACAACAAAAATATAGAGAAAAAAATGATAATAAGATGGGATTAGATTATTATCAAGCAGAGGCCTCTTTTATTCAAGCATCTGGAGAGGCTTTGTCAAAGTCTTTGCAAGCTCAAGAGAAATTTAATAAATTAAGTGCTGAGCAAATATCTTTAGCAGACCAAATTGCGAATAAGCAAAGAGAATATGATAAATTAGAGAAGGAGTACACAGAGAATAAACTTAAACGGGATGAAAACGGAAAGATTAAAACAAGCAGAGCTCTTAAACAAGAAGAACAAGCACTAGGCAGATTAAAAAAAGATCTGAATGATTTAAAAGACCAAGCAGCTGGAGCTTTAGACCCCAATATTTTGGAAAAGTGGGTTCTTGGATATGAGAGCGTAGAAGAAGCCAGTGAAAGTTTAAAGAACAAAATTAAAGAACAAGCAGGTACTGCGATTCAAATATTAGAAAAGCAAGGAATACAAAGTACTACAGCAGGTAAAAAGTATATTGAGCTTTTAAATATAATAAAGGAAGGAAGAGAACTAACTGCTCAACAAACGAAAGATTTTGAGGAGTTAAACGAAGTTTACGGCACTACAGCTCAAAGACTTGCCTCAATCCAAGAAGGCGCTCTTAAATTTGACCAAACTTTTAGAAATATTATAACGTCTATAACTCAGTTTCAAACATCTTACTCAACGACTTTATTAGAGTTAGATAGAGAAATTTTAAGTATCCAAGAGATGCTTGGTCAAACTAACATTTCAGAAGACCAGAGTAACGCATTAATGGCTCAACTAAATAAGTATATTAGTATGCAAGATACGATTAGAAAATTAGAAGAGCTCGAAGTTAATCAAAAGTTACGAAAACAAGGCATTCAAAAGGAAGTCATAGCTTTAACTCAAGGAGCTACTACACTAGAAAAAGAACAGATAGATAGAGCACAAAAACGAGCAGAGATTGAGAATCAACGCCTATTTATTATGGAACAAGTGCGAGCTGCCCAAGAAGCCCAAGAGCCTATGGCAGAAGCCCAGGCAAAAAATTTACAAAATCAATTAGATATACTAGAAGAGCAGGAGAGAGCACTAGAACGACAAGAAGTAATTATCTTTAGAATTGTTGATGGAATGGAGCAAGCTTTGGAAAGCTCTTTTCAATCAGGAGTTGCAGCTCTTATAAAAGGAGCAAAAGACTTTAAAGATGTTTTAAAGGATATTGCAAATTCTGTACTTGGAAGTGTTGCCGATAATATAGCCAAAGCTTTGACGGAGAAAATCTTTACAGACAAAGATACTCCAGAAGATAGAATTCAACGAGCAATGCTTGATGCAGCTGATTATCATGGAGCTGTAATTAAAGCGGCCCTAACGGGAACTACTCAAATGTCATCCTCTGGAATAGATTCCATGATAAATGATATTGCTAGAATGAAAGGAGGAGGAGGAAATATTTCTTCAGCTTCTATAGATTCCATGATAAATGATATTGCAGGTAACAAAACTTCCAGTTCTGGAGGCGCTAATGATGAAGCAGGGTTGTTTGAGAAACTGTTTGGTAAATCTAAAACTACGACGTCAAGGGATGATACATTTGGTGCAGAAGGGGTGACAGTAAAACAAAAAGTGGGGGGAAGTGTAACTAACTTTTTAGGATCATTAAGCGATATTTTTGATAAAAATGCAGACGGAGGCCTTGTAGAAAAATTAGGAAACGTATTTGAAGCAGGGGGAAGTATTTTTAAAGATATTTTTAGTAGTCTTTTAGGTAGCTTATCAAATGTCTTAGGGGGCATGGGAGGCGGTATAGGAGGCCTTTTAGGGTTCTTTTTTGCAAATGGAGGAATAGCAAAAGGCGGCTTCCGTTCAGCTGCTTATGCAAATGGAGGAATAGCTCGTCAACCTACTTTGGGTCTTGTAGGGGAAGGAAAATATGATGAAGCAATTGTTCCTCTTCCTGACGGAAAGTCTATTCCTGTAACAATGCCTGGAGGTGCTGGTCAAAATAATAATGTAACTGTAAATGTAACAATGCATCAGGACGGCAGAGTTGAGCAGCAAACAGAGGGCGATAGAGGAACTCATTTAGGGCACATGATTGCTTCAGCAGTTCAGAAAGAACTTCAAAATCAAAAACGTTCAGGCGGAATACTTAATCCTTATGGTACAGCATAATGGCATATAAATTATCAATTCCTACAAGTACAGGGACTCCTACAGGAACCTACTATAGATTTAACGTTACAAATATAACTCAGGCAAACCCAGGGGTAGTAACTACTTCAACAAATCATGGACTAACAAACAAAACAAAAATTACATTTAGTGATATTACAAGTATGACAGAACTTAATGGAGGAACCTATTATGTAGGATCTGCTTCTTCTAATACCTTTCAACTATATTCAGATGTTGATTTAACTACTTCCTTGGATACATTATCGTATACAGCTTGGGTGGCGAATACTCCGGGATATTTATTTCCAGGCGATAATGCAGATTTTGTTGTAGACAGGGGATTAACTAGATCATCCAAACAAAGAACTATGACTGCTAAATTCGGAGATGGATATGAGCAGCGTCTTCTTGACGGAATAAACGTTAAAAAAGAAGAGTTCAATGCCTCATTCAAAAATAGAAACAAGATAGAAATAGATAATCTAGCAACTTTTTTTGACCATAAAGTACCTAAATCTTTTGATTTTACTATAGATACAGAAACTGTAAAAGTAGTATGTGATGATTATAATATTAATTTTGTTCAAACAAATATAGCAAGTCTTACCTGTAAACTTAAGAGAGTATACGAATGACAACTACCACAATTGCTAAGGAGATAAATAATCAAGCTCTAGGTAACGACGAAGGTTTAGTTAATTTATACGACCTTACAGTTCAAGGAGTCACTTATTATTTTCATGGAGAAGATATTGACGATGTTCTTTTCTTCAGAGGTAATAATTATTATGGGTTTCCTATGTTACTTGAAGGTATCGAAATCACAGGAGACGGAGCACAGGTTCGTCCTACATTAACTTTACCGAATGTAAATTCATTATTTAAAACCCCAGAAACATCAGATTATATCGGAATAGACAAGCTAGAAGACTTAGTTGGAGGAAAGGTTACTCGACATCAAACTTTGGCAAAATATGTAGGAATAGGAGAAGACTCAACTCCTACTAATACAAATGGATATGAGCTTCCTAAAGCAACGTATATTATTGATAGAGTAGCTTCAAAGAACAGATTAATGATTCAATTAGAACTTGCTTCTCCTTTTGATTTGTCAGGGGTTAGAGTGCCTTCGCGTCAAGTCACAGGAAAATATTGTACTTGGTACTATAAAGGGTATGACTATAGTAATACTAATGTAAGAAGTGCTTGTACTTGGGATTGTAAAGTTACTCCTCGGGGTATTGCTACTGTAGGAGCAGCAGTTAGTCAAACTGGCATAACAGGAAATTACTCAAGTGCTACGGCATCTTTTACGAATATTCCACACATTAGTACAGTCTCAGGGGGCCAGGGTGCTACTTTTGATTTTGATATTGCTATTTCATCAACGAATCTTGTAACTGTAAGTAACGTACAAGTTAATAATCCGGGTTATGGCTATGCTCGACAAAATAGAATTCAAATATCTCATACAGATATTACTCAAAATAGTGAGGGTCAAGACATAACCGCTGGAACGATAACAATGTACGTAGAAACTCTGGAAGAGATCACAGCTAATAATGGATTAGTCGAAAAGTCTTTGTTTTACTCAATTGATGATGAGCCTTTTATAGATGCAAGTAATACTCTAATTTCCAGTGCGAGTACTTGGAATAATAATACTGCTACTCAAAATCAAATATGGCTATACGGAGGAGTATATTATATGGCAAAGAGTGATACTAGCTCAACAGATACTCCTAAAGAAAAAAGTATTTATTGGAAAATTGTAAGACCTTATATACATTATAATGATTGGAACAGTACTACAACGGTTAATACTCTAGATCCTAGAAAGAATACTTATATTTATTATAATAATAATATATGGAGAGCTCTTAAAGCAGGAACGAAGGCTCAGCTAGGCGACCCTAGTTCTTCAAATAAAAATTTTGCTATTGCAGATATTTGTAGTAAACTTCTTTCTGGGTGTAAGGCACGATTTCAAGCAAGAATTATTTCAGTAGGGAGTAATGATATTATTCCTTCCGTTTCTGTATATGATAATTCTATCCCCTTACCTTTTGGAGGGTTCCCAGGAACTAGAAAGTATAGATGATTACTGAGTTTTTAAAAGAGATTGAAAATCACTTTTCAAATAACTTTCCTTATGAAGCTTGTGGAGTACTTGCTATAAGAAAAGGAAAATTAAACTGGATACCCTGTAAAAATATTGCTGAAGAAGCAGACAATTTTATTATGGATTCTACGGAGTATCTAAACATTTATAAAACCGCAGATATCGTAGGTATAGTACATAATCATCCAAATGGAACATCAGAAGCTAGTGAAACAGATAGAGAAAATTGCAATACCTTAGGAATTCCTTATTATATATTTTCATATCCGGGAATGGATCTTACAGTACTTAAGCCTAAACAAGATTTTACAGAATTATATGGAAGAGAATATAAATTTGGAGTTTATGATTGCTTTGAAGCAATGAGAGATTATTTAAGTACTCAAAGCATAAATATTCCCGCAAGAATTCCTTTCGAGGATGATTGGTTTAATAAAGACTTAGATTATTTTTGTCCTAAAGTTATAAAAAAATGGGGTGGAAAAGAGGTAAATATTAAAAACATACAAAAAAATGATGTATTAACTTTTAAAGTAAGAGCAGAAGTTGCAAATCATTGTGGAGTATTTTTGGGAAATGATATTTTTTACCATCACGCAGTTGATAGACTTTCATGTAGAGAAAGCTTATACCCTTTTTGGGTACAATATATAGATAGAGTATATAGATATGAAGCGTAATGTTTATTTAGAAGGTGACTTAGGTTCTACTTTTGTTCCTTATTTAGATATGGAATGTGATACTCCAGCACAGGTTTTTCAGTGCTTAAACGGAAACTTTGATGATAAATTCAGAACTTATATGCTTGATAAGCATGAAAAAGGTGTGAATTTTCATATAGAGATAGCAAAAGAAGAGATAGAAAATCCCTTAGAGCTATTAATGCCCCTAAAAGAAGGTGATATCATAGTAACTCCAATTCCTGCTGGCTCAAAAAGCGGTCCTTTAAAAATTATAGCAGCAATTGCACTCATTGCTGTTACTTATGGATACGGAGCTTCACTAATTGCAAGTGCAAATACTGCTGCTGCTGCTTCTTCCGCTGCAGCAACTAGTGCAGCGGGTTTGAGTGGGGCATCTATTGCAGTAACACAAACAACAACATTTATGTCCGCAATGGGAGCTGCACTAGGTGCGGGAGGTTTAGGAGGTACACTTTCTTTAATGGCTGTAGGCATGGCTACTAACTTAGCTATGGCTGGAATTAATCAAATGATGGCTCCCGATCCTTCTACAGACTCGGATTCAGAGCAATCTTATTTGTTTAATGGAGCAGAGCAAAATATTATTGAAGGAGACCCTGTTCCTCTTTTGTATGGGAGACTACGAGTCCCCGGACAACCCATAGGTTTTGAAGTTGGAGGAACCTCTTCTAGCACCTTTGGTGTAGGAACTACTAGCTCTACGGGACAAACTAGTAAAATATCTAGAGCTGTCGGCGGCTATAGGTCAAAATAAAAGTTAAGGAGAAAATATAGTGGCAACAAAATCTCTTACAAGCGGAGATAGGAGAAGATCGTACAGAGAAAATAGCTCTATCAGTACTTTTAGATATGGTATGACAGAGCAAATTATCTCTGTAACTGATATGATATCAGAAGGTCCTATTCAAGGTTTAGTCCATGGTGGAAAAAGTATATATGTAAATAACGATAATCTTTTTTCAGATGATGATACTGGATATACGTCTTCTTTGGAGGAAAAGGTTAGTTGGACTAGTGGGAATTCTTATCTTACCTTAAGTGATGATTCGGGTGCTTTTATATATTCTGCTAGCTCTTTTGGAGAAAGGTATATTTTTGTTCATAATATTATGTCTTTTACAGGGGCGTCCGATGCCCCATCGGGAGCAAATAAATTAAC